CAGGACATGGAGAAGGCTAATCTTAGTACGGGTCTTCAGGTTGAGTTGGCTAATCTGTCTGAACAGAATGCCGCAGCCCGTGATACTATGACGGCTCAAAACCAAGAGCGGCTGACTAACCTTCAGACTCTTGTTGATTTTAAGAAGACTAATGCTCAGTTGGCTCAGCAGATGGATATGGCCAACCTGTCTAATGATCAACAGATTCGATTGGCTAATCTGTCTGAAAAAGCTGCTGCAGATTCTGCAAACTTCACTGAAGCTAACCGGATGGAGCTTACGCGCCTTCAGACCTATGCGCAGGTTATGTCCGAAAATACCCAGTTGCGCCAACAGGCTGAGTTGGCTAACCTTAGTTCTCGTGAAAAGATTACTCTTGCAAACCTCACTGCATTGAACCAAGCCTCTGCTGATAACTTAAATACTCAGCAGCAGGCTGAACTTGCAAACCTTAATGCACGGCTCCAAGAGGCTTCGCAGAACGCACAACTCAAGCAGCAAATTATTACTCAGTCGTTCTCTCAACAACAACAGACTGATCTTGCAAACCTTGAGGCCCTGAATCGCGCAGGCTCCGAAAACCTTAATGCCGATCAACAGGCCCGCCTAACCTCCTATAACGCCCAGATCAATCGAAAGATTCGACAGGCCGAACTGAATCAACAGGCTGATGCCGCTAACCTTGATGCGGCTCTTCGTGTTGAATTGACGGAGCTTAGCGAAAAGAATACTACTGCTCGTGCCAATATGACCGCAGAGCAGCAGACGCGCCTTGCAAACCTCAATACTCTTGTTGATTTCCGCAAGACTAATGCGCAGCTTGCTCAACAGATGGACCTTGCAAACCTTGCTAACGAACAGCAAATGGAGCTTGTAAACCTTCAAGAGCGGGCTTCGGCAGATGCAGCAAACTTCACCGAAGAGAACAAGTTCCGGCTCCAAGAGCTAAACAACTATGTTCAGGTGATGTCGCAGAACGAGCAGCTTAAGCAGCAGGCCGACCTTGCGCGTCTAAGCATGGAAGAGCGAATCTCTCTAGCTAACTTGACTTCAAAGAATCAAGCAGACTCTGAGAGCATGAGCGCCCAAAACGTCGCTGAGCTTCAAACCTACGAAAAGAAAATGCAGGCCGCTCAGGTTAACGCGCAGCTAGCACAGCAGATGGGCCTCCAAAACCTTTCGAATGCTCAAGAGGCTGCAATGTTTAATGCACAGATTGATGCTAATCTGGACATGAAACAATTCGACGCCAATCAACAGGCAGCGTTGGCTAACAGTCAGTTTATGCAGACCATGACGGTTAAGAGCTTTGATGCCGATCAACAGGCCATCATGCAGAATGCAACGGCTATGGCCTCTATGGACCTTGCAAACCTTGATGCCAATACGCGCCTTGCGGCTCAGAACGCTCAAGCTTTTTTGCAGATGGACATGGCAAACCTGCAAAACGAACAGCAGTCCCGAGTGTTGAATCAACAACAACAGCAACAGACCTTGTTGTCTAATCAGGCTGCAGAGAATGCTGCTCGTCAGTTCAATGCTGCAAACCAGCAACAAGCTGATCAGTTTATGGCTAGCCTAGCTTCTCAGACTCAGCAGTTTAACGCATCTCAAGTGAACGCTATGGGCCAGTTCAATGCTTCTGAACAAAATCGCATTGCAGCGCAGAATGCTCAGAATGCTACGCAGGTTTCGCTGGCCAATGCTGAAATGCTTAACTCTGTTAATCAGTTCAACACTCAGCTTGAACAACAGCGTGAACAATTCAACGTTTCTAACCGCCAAGCTATTGAGCAGGCAGACGTTGCATGGCGCCGACAGGCTAACACTTTTAATACTGCAGCCATTAATGCTGCCAACCAACAGAACGTTATGAATTTGTTTAACATGAACATGATGGAACAGCAACAGCTTTGGCAGCAACTGCGTGATGAGGCTGATTATGTTAGACAGTCTTATGAGCGTGAAGAAGATCGAAAAACAACTCTTTATGCTACGGCTATTGGTAATGAATCTAGCGCAGCCAACCAAAGCTCTAGCACTACTGCTAGTTTACTTAATGCTATTACTAAAATTATTCTTGGAGAATAACAATGGGATTTTTCTCAAAGATTAAAAAAGGTTTTAAAAAAGTTGTCAGCAAGATTGGTAAAGGTATTCGTAAGGTTACCAGAAAAGTTGGCAAGTTTATGGGGAAAGTAGGAATTGTAGGTCAGATTGGTCTTGCTCTTGTATTGCCTGGGATTGGAAGCATGCTAGGAGGCTTTGCAGGAACATTGATGGGAAGTTCAAGTGCTGTCTTTAGGGGCGCCGGTCAAATTCTTAATGCTGCGGTTAATGTAGGAACCAAAGCCACCAGCATGTTTAAAAGTGTTACGGAAGGTGTAGGTAAAGTTTTGGGCGATATTGTAGGAGCAACCCTTAATAAAATTCCAGGTGCTGGAAATCTTCTTAAAGGTGTAACCAGCGGTCGCATTGACATTACTTCTAAAACTTTTGCCGATGCTTGGAAGACTGCTCAGTCAGCTATTACTGACGTTGCTACTAAGGGCGGCGATCTGTTCAGCATGGGAACGTTGACCGACCCTAACAAGTATATTACTCAAGCAGCAGCTAGTGCAGGCGAAGCAGCCCTTGCAGGTACTGAAGGCCCCAGCACCTGGGACGATTCTAAATTAAGCTTTTTAGAAAAACCACCTGCACTTTCTCAAGATGATATTATTGATGCTGGTCTCGACTATACTGGACCTAGCGTTGGAAAAGTTACGGGTGTTTCTACTGCTCAGCCTTCTTTTATGCCTGATGCTGTATTGCAGCCTGATCCGGCTGTTTCGACGCAGGAGGTTGTTAAGCAGCGAGGAGCCGCAATCGCGCAACAAGGTGCTGAAGCTGCGGCAACTGCAACACCTCCCGAAAATCTTGGTATGAGTGAAGCTACTTTTTATCAAAACGCTTTTGAAACCGATCCTGCTTTAACGCCTACTAGTATTAAAGGACGAGGCGTCCGTAAGCAGCAAAGTCTTCTTTCCGCCGGTAAAGATATTATAAGTGCTTTAAGTCCTCAAGAAGCCCCGGTTGTAGAAGAATCAGAAGGTTACTTGGGCCAAGGTATTGTAGGTGTGTATGGAACGCCTGTAATGAGCCGTGAAGCTATGCCTCTTTATTATCAGCAGTTTGAAGCCGATCCTACGCTAGCCCAAACTTATGCTTATGGAGCGGGCGCTGCTTATAGCAACTATAAGAAAATGTTCGCTGCGATTGGGGTGGCTTAATGAACGAACAATATTTAAAAACTGTAATGAACGGCGGTCGTCCTATTCCCGGCCAAAGCCTAACGTCTAATCCTAACAATCCTGCTCCTTATGAAAAGCCTCCAGAATTTACCAGCATTAATGAGGCTTCAGAATATTTGTTTGAAAAATTTATTGATGAAGAAATTTATCCTGAAATAATGGGCGTTCTTGATCAAGGCGTACCTATTATGGATGTTGTACAAACTACGCTTTTTGTAGGTTTTACAGAAGGTAAGTGGAATCCCGACCTGCTTATGTTGTTAATTGAGCCTACGGCATATATGCTTCTTGGTCTTGCAGAAAGTGCGGATATTGATCCTGTTATTTATAGAGATCAAGTAGAAGATGAATTTGATGAAGATTTTGATGCTGACCTAAATCCGCAACAAGAGCAGTATAAAAAACTTGCAGCTTCTTTGGATATAGGAAAAATTGACAAAATTCTTCCTCAAGAAATTGTAGAGCAAATTGAAGATATTGCTCCTTCCCCTAGTTTAATGCAAGAGCCTGAACAGCCTATGCCTGAAGAAGGAAGCCTTTTGGCTCCTCCCCTGGTTGCAGAAGAAGAGGTTTAAAAGACTATGGCTATTGAAGAATATGGTGCTTCTTTGTTGTCTAATGTTCGTGAGCGTCGAGATAATCAAGCTAAGCGCCTTCAACGCGAACAAGAACAAGGGGCTTTAATGGGGTTGGGGGTTACTGCTGGGCTTACTGTTGGTAACAACTATCTTAAAAATAAAGCTGAGCAGTTTTTTAACAATAAAGAAAACTTAGATAAGCGTGTTCAATTTAGAACGGCAATGGCCGATGGGCGCCAAGCATTTTTAGACGAACAAAACTTTCAACAAAAAGGCATGTCGTATTTTAGAGAAATGCGGCGAGCAGATGTTGAACGATATACTAAAATGAAATTTCAGCAAGAAAACCCCAACTATAGCGAAGCACAGCGTCAGGCTTTTGCAGAGCAATATTTAGAAACAGCAACGCAAGAAGCCTATGAAAATCACCAACGGCGTTTAGAGGCTGCAAAAAAATTAACCACGTTAGCCGGAGCAGACGGCGTAGAAGCCTACGACCGCCAGCTTTTAAAAATGCGGCCAACAGATGTACCGTCTGCGTTTATTAAAGCTATGACTTCTGCGGTTACTGGCGATGCTAATGAAAGCATGCATAATGCAAACCTTGCAAATCTTGGAGGTGCTGCCGAAGAATACATGAAAATTTATAGGGAGATTCAAAACCCCTATGCTGCTCGTGAAATTCTTGATGCCAACATTGGTCCTATTAGTGAGCAGCCTTTAACTTATGATACTTTCAATGTGTCAGGTATTTTAGACCCCGACACTGGTGAACGATATACTGCGACTTATAGAACCGCTAAGACCAGGGCAGGCCAGACTGTGTTTACTCAAGACCTTTCTAATCAAGGAAAACTTGTTTCGTTGTCGCCTCGCCAGAATCCAAACAGTCCTGTTAATCCTTTGCGGACAAGCTTAACGGTAGCCATGGCTGCAAAAGAAAGTATTCAACAATATGGTTTAGAAGAAGATCACGAAGCAATTAAAGAAGGTTTTATTGATACCTTTGGAAGTTCCGATGATATTGATCAGAAAATAAAAGATGCTCGCCTAAAAACATTTTATGCAACAGGGCACCATCTTCACAAGGCAGTTACTGCTCGCATTCCTGGGCTAAGCCGCCAACAAGCTTGGCAAGTTACTAGCCGTATGATGGCCTTGAATTTTAATAGTGGTTTAGATTTTGATTTGTTGGCCACTGATGATGGTTATAGTCCTGTCTTAGCTATTGCTGCTTTGGATAGCTTAGGAAATAAAGATCGTGCTGCTTTGTCGCGCAGGCAAACCAATCAACTAATTGGGACGGTTGCTGCTGGAATGAATAGGGATGTTGTACAGTCCTTTCAAAATCTTCCAATGGTACAACGTAAAAAACTTCTTTATTGGATGAAAGACAACGCGCCGTTTTTTGGGACGGCCCGCGTAGCGAATACGGGCAATACTTATTTAGAACAGTTTAAACTTGACTTTGCTACTCTTAGGTAACGGGAAAAATTATGGATTACGATTACACTCCAGCAGGTCCGTTCCTTGATCAGGAAGAAGAAGAAAAACAAAATTTTTCTTATGCTCCTGATGTTCAAAGTGTTCAACAATATGTAGATAGCACCTATACTACAACAGAGTTGCGTGACGATCCTAGGATAACTGAAGCCTTTGAAAAGGTTAGCAGTTATTTAAATGAAAATGAAAATACTTATTCTCGGATTTTAGATACGGGCTGGGGAACTAATGATGATCCTATTGAATATCTTCGTGATGAAACTTTAAAAACAGGTACGCTGCTTACCCGTGCTAATATTTTTAAAGATGCTCCTGAAGATGTTAAGGCTGCTCAGCGTTATCTGCGTCAAAGAATGGACAGTGCTAAAATAGATGATTGGGGCAGTTTCATTAAAGACTATACTGGAGATGTCCTTTCAGGTCCAGAGGGGATTCTCAGTGTAGCTAGTTTAATTGGTTCTATTTTTACTGGTGGCGCTTCTGGGGCCGCAACAGTAGCTGCAACTACAGGGGCCCGCCAAGCGGCTGCTAAGGCTATTAAAAGTGCAGCGGGGGCTATTACTACGCCTGCGGGCTTAGCAGCCGAAGGCGCGCTTTTTGGTGGTCTTGATGACTATGCTTCTCAAAACTTAGAAGTAGCTATAGGAGAACGCGAAGATATTAGCGGCGCACAAGTAGCAGGAATGGCCGTTGCTGGGGGCGCTTTTGGCGGAGCTTTGGGACTAGGAATTAAAAAGCTTAGCAAATCTAAAATTGACTCTAAAGCTTTAGAAAACACAGAAACCCTTGAAGGTTATAACTCAACCACTACGATTGCTTCAGAGTCTCCTGAAAATTTAGCAAAGGCTCGGGCGCTTATTGAGGAAGCTAGGACTGTTCCGCAGCAGGGCGCTCTTGACTTTGATGGGGCGCCTGTTCAAGGGCAACTAGATTTTGGTATGCCTCCTATGCCTAGTAGCTCTGCTAAGCTTGCAGATAGTTTCGGTGCAAATATTCAAGGTAGGGACGTTGCTGATCTTGATCCAGAAAGGTTGTTGGATGAAAATGAACTAGATGCTTTTGTTTCTTACATCGGTGGTGGAGAAAAAACCAGAAAAAAAATACGCGACGAGGCTATTGCTGCAGCCAATGATGCCAATAAAGATAATGCCTATAATCGTTTTGCATTTAGTCTATATGAAATAGCTTCTAACTTTACGTCTAGGTTTGCTGGAGGCAAAGCCCCTGGAGTATTGACTCCGTTTGCTGATTTTTCTGGGACCGCAAAGGTTCTTCAGGGAAAGCTAAGTCGAGAGTTTGCTAAGCAGTGGAGAGGCGAACAAGCAACGATAGGTGAAGATTTGTTTGAAGCGCAGCGGCGTATTACGGGCCACTATTGGCGCCGTTACCTGTCTGTTGTGCAGCCTTATCGTTTAGGTACCCTAGCAGGAAAACTTAAGGATCAAGAAAATAATCTTTTAAGTTTGGCTATGCGTGGTAAACCTGCTAAAGATAAAAAGCTTAATGGGGCTGCACTTGAAATTAAGCGCATGTATTCTGACATTGGAGATATTTTAAAGCGCGAAGGAATTATTAAGCACAAAATTGAAAATTATATTCCTCGTATGTGGAATAGGGCTGGGATTGAAAACAACCCGGATAAGCTAGCTCAGCTTCTTCTTGAAGACGGGGAAGCAAAAACCTTGCGAGAAGCAGAAAACATTGTAACTGGAATGCTCAACAAAGAAAGCCAGATTGATTCTGGAACGACCGGCCATTTCTTTTCAGCCCGTCGTAGCTTTGATAAAATTAAAGATGATTCTAAGTATGAAGAATTTTTGAATCAAGACGTAAGCGCCTCGCTCTATGGTTACATTACGCAAGCTGGAAGAGCCTTAGCTAAAAAACGTGTATTGGGTGTAAAAAACATTAAAGGCTTTGAAAAAAAATGGGTGAATCAAATTGAAAAAGAAATGATTAAGAAGACCGGAAAAGGCTTAAGTGAAAGTCAAAGAAAAAATCTTCTTGCTACTTACACCCATGCAACGGGAGAGGGGCTAATGGAAATGCCTCTCAAAAGCTTTAGAACAGCTACGGAAGGCCTTTCCCTTGTAAACCAGCTTGCTTACTTACCGCTTGCTACGCTTACTTCTTTTCCAGAAGTTTTATTGAATATTGGCAGGGCGGGTGTGTTTAATAGTGTAAAAGGCTTCAAAGAAGCTTTTGAAATTTCACACAATACTATTACTAAAGACGCACACAAAATGCTCCAGTCTCGACATGGCATGACTGCCCAAGAAGCTTGGGATGAAATGCAAGGCTTTGGTTTGGCAATGGATCAGACCTTAGATCAAATGGGAAACCGTCTTACTGGTGGTGAAGAAATTGTAAATGAAAAAATTCAAAACGCTAGTAAATGGTTTTTTAGAAAAAACTTGTTGGAGCAATGGACAAATTTTGCGCAGCTAGTGGCCTATAACTCTGGGCGCAACATGATTCAAGAAAACATTGAGACTATTGCGCGCCACGGAAAGGGCCGCATTACGCCGCGCATTCAAGCTAAGCGCGATGAATTAGCTGAGCTTGGTATTGATCTGCCTAAAGCTCTTAATTGGTATGGCAGTGGTCGAAAGACTAACGATCCATTCTTTCAAGAGATTAAGGCTGCAGCCGCTAGGTATACTAATGATATAATTCTTAACCCTACTGCAATGTCAGGAACAAAACCCAGACTATATACTAAACCAACAACTTCTTTCTTGTTTCAAATACTTTCTTATCCTGCGGCATTTTCAAATACGGTACTAAAAGGAGCAGCTAAAACTTTTGTTCGTAACCCCACAAAAGAAAATGTAGCTAAGATTTCTGCTGGTGCTTTAAGTTTGGTAGGAATGCAAGCAGCGATTAATTACATTAAGACTCGGGGAGAAAGCGCCCAAGATAAAGAAGCACACGAGATTGCGTTTGATGCTTTACAACGGGCAGGTGGTTTATCTTTTGTTGCTGATGCGGCAGAACGCGCCCGTACAAGCGCAATGTATCGTCGTAGCCTGTCTCCCTACTCTATGATGTTTTTTGGACCGGCTGCGCAAGACATACAGGATATAGGGTCTGGAAGGCTTGGAAGGTTTGCTTCTTCAAAAGTTCCTTTTGGTACTGCAATCACTGCGGTAGAAAAGTACACCGGCACTGAAATGATGGATACTATTAAAGATGCTGGAAAAAATCTTGACAGGGAACTTAGAGACATTGGAATTAGTCCTATGCCTTCAAATATCCGGCGAGAAATGTTTGCTAAGGGTGGTGAAGTTAATGTTCCCAATGCTCCTAAAGAACCAGACGAGCGCATTGACAAAATGACTGGACAACCCTATAACATTCAAGCAGGCTCTGCGTTTGTTGACGAAGAAGACCCTGATAAAAATCTTATTTAAGGATTAGAACATGGCCTTTAGTTCTTTAATTTCAAAAGCAATTACTAGATATAGCAACAATATGTTTGATGCTAAGAAAGTAAATGAGCTTTCTGATCGTCTTGAAGCAGATATTAATTTTAAATTAAAAGAAGAAGATTCTTTTGAAAACATGAACACTGCTAATATTCAGGGGCCCGATTATACAGACCCATATCAAGACATGGATATTCCTTTTGATGATCTTGAAGATTATTATAGCATTAGTGATAATGTTGAAAATATCGAAGAACTAGAAGACTATGTTGACTTATCAATTAAGATTCTTTTTAGGGAAAAGAATGATAAGACTCTTGATGAACTTAGGCAAATGCCAGAGTTTCAAAAAGACTCTGAATCTTATAGTTGGGAAGATTTTAGTAGGGCTAGAGGATATTCTGAAGAAGATATTCAAGATTTTAAAACTGTAATGGAACAACAAGAAAAACTTGACCCTGCTGGAGACATTGGGCTTACCATTACCAATGGCGTTCAAGACTTAAAAGATCGTTTTTTTATGCTGAAAAGAAAAACAGAAGATGATGCTGTTGTGCCCGAACAGTATAAAAAATTCCTTCCTATTGTTAGAGAGATGTTTGCTACAAATTTAGACTATCAAGACTATCTAAGTCCTGATAGTGTTGCAGCAGCCGGAAGAAATGCACTGATAGAACTTCTGAGTGATAAAAATACTAAGCGTATTTTAGATGATATGCTAGACGAACTTCCAAAAGCTCGTGAATATAAAGAGCGAGTTACTGACAAAGCGCAAATTGTTTCCGCCGAAGAATTTGTAGCTGACTCTGTTCAAAAACTACCACAGTTTTATCGGGCTGTTACTAGCTTTAATGATTTAACTTATGATTTGTCTTTTGTATGGCCAAGAGAAATTGGAACACATGTAGGTACTCGTGGGCAAGCATCTAGTATTCTTGTAAGAGGAATACAGCCTGACCGAACCGACATCCATTTATATACTAAAGATCGAAAAGAAAAACCAACCTCTAAGGACTTGGCAGTTTTCTTTGAAGACGAGGGGGAAGCTCTTCAAGAATATGCAGCATATGGTGAAGATATAAATATACCTCCCGCAACTATGATGCGAGGATACATTAATACAAAAAATCCTTTGGTTATCCAAGAAGATTTTGGAAAATGGCAATCTCATGATATTTTAGCAGACCCAGTAAATGTACAAATATTTTTAGATGCTATTGAATCTCAAAATGTAAAAATTACTAATTCGCAAGAGCTAGAACTAGACGGGCTTATTGAACGTGCTGAAAATATTTCTAATTCAACAAGCATAGAGCCTGCTCTTGAGGGGCGCGAATACGAGTTCATGAAAACAGAACTACTTGGAACTGAGCTTGGAAAAGATTTTCGTTCTTGGCTAGAAAGTTTAGGTTTTGATTCAATTAAATATAGAAACCAAGCAGAAGCTTCTCTTAGATCTGAAAACGAATATTCATATGTGTTGTTTCGCCCAGAGCAATACAAGTCTTACACGGCTGCTGATTTTGATCCTAGCCGCAAAGAGTTTGCAGAAGGCGGCTACGTCATCAAATCCGGCGACACCCTGTCTCAAATCGCCAAGGATAATAACACAACCGTAGCAGAGCTTGCAAGGCTCAACGGCATTGAAGACGTTAATAAAATCTATGCGGGCCAGAAACTAAACCTGGGTCAACAGGTCGAAGAGGCTATGAAGCCGGAACCTAAGAAGGCCCCTGAGCCTAAGAAAGAAGACGAAGGCTTCAACCTCAACGTTGACTTTGCCAAGCAGTTTGTGCGTGGTTTCTTTGCGACGGGTGATCAAGAAACCGAAGACTTCAGCGACAAGCTGCGGGGTGTTCTAAAGGATGCGGCCCGCAATGCAAATCGCAAGGGCCAAGACTATATCACCTACAAAGAATATCCGCAACTAGCATCCGGCGAGTCTGCTGATGATTGGGTTAAGGGTCGCCGCAGTGGGGGTTTCTTGGACAAGCTCCGGGGCGTGTTTACGGACCCTGTGTTGAATGCCGCAGTCACTGTGGGCCAAGGCAACCTAGTGCGTGAGAATGGTCGTGTATACTTTACCGATGAATATGACTTTACGCCCATTGAAAAAGATTACTCAGAGCTTGGAGCCTACGGCAAGGTCCGCAAGTTTGCAGGCGATTACTTTCCAGAAGATGGCAACAAGATTCGTATTGATCTAGGCCCCGAAGAAGAAGTCTTTGGACGCCCTGAAGTTGCCATGGATCAACAAGACGCTGACACCCAGGAGGTTTAGTGCAAAAACTATTGGATATGCTTAAGCGCCACGAAGGCATGAAGCACTTTGTATATGATGACCACCTTGGCTACGCCACTATTGGTGTTGGCAGGTGCATTGAAAAGAATGTGGGGTTGGGTCTATCTCACGACGAGATTGAATACCTACTTCAGAATGATATTAACCGGTGTATTCAGGAGTTAGACTCCAATTTTACATGGTACCGCAATCTCTCAGAAGCCCGCAGGGACGCCATGATTAACCTCTGTTTCAATCTAGGGCTACCCCGCCTCAAGAAGTTTGTAAAGGCCCTAGCGGCCATGGAGGCCGGTAACTACGAGGAAGCGGCTGTTGAGTTCCTTGATAGCCGCTGGGCCAAGCAGGTAGGCACCAGGGCCCTTGAAGTCACGCACATGATCAGGAGCGGTGAGTATGTCTAATCGTGTAGACAAGGATAAAATGAAGTGCAACAAACCTAAGCGGACTCCTAACCACCCCAAGAAATCCCATGTGGTTAAGGCCTGCGAAGACGGTAAAGAAAAGATTATTCGTTTTGGTGAGCAAGGCGCAAAGACTGCGGGGAAACCCAAGGCGGGTGAGTCTGAGGCCATGAAGAAGAAGCGGGCTAGCTTTAAAGCTCGTCATGCTAGCAACATTAAGAAGGGTAAAATGAGTGCGGCCTACTGGGCCGATAAGGTGAAATGGTAATGAAGAAACCTACGAAAAGGGTAGCCAAAAAGACGGGAGGAGAAAGTCGAGTCAATGAAGCTGGTAACTATACAAAACCGACTATGCGGCGCAACCTCTTCAACAAAATTAAAGCCGGTACAAAAGGCGGCAAGGCCGGACAATGGTCGGCACGAAAGGCCCAGATGCTTGCCAAAGAATACAAAGAAAAAGGGGGCGGATACACCTAAGTTGATCTTAGCGCCCGCACCCAAAGAATAAAGAACAACAGAATAAGGGCTGGTTGAAGGAACACAAAGATAACAATGTTGGCTAGTTCGTATCCCATACCCGTATGGTAGCCAATCACTTCCAGCACATACACACAAAACTCAAAAAATTGGTGAATCATGTCGTTAAAAAAACCTCAAAAGTCTTTAAAGAAATGGACGAACGAAGAATGGGGTACGAAGTCCGGCAAGCCCAGTACCCAAGGACCTAAAGCAACCGGAGAGCGTTACCTACCTAAGAAGGCTCGACAGTCTCTGACGGCTGCTGAGTATGCCGCAACATCCCGCAAGAAACGCCAAGACACTAAGGCCGGTAAGCAACATTCTGCGCAGCCTAAGAAGATTGCTGCTAAGACTGCTCGTTCCCGCCGTGGTTAATAGCATCTAACTCCGCTTCAATTCGTTCATGAAGGTCTTCAAAATTTCTCATGGCTACATCAAGAATCTTGTTTATGATGCGCTGATCGTGTTGATCTTTGAAGACCTTATGAACATCCTCACTTGGAAGGCGGCTAAGCTCAGAGCCTAGCACACCCTTACCGTCGAAGTAAATACGAAAGCTTACTACGTTACCTTCACGCAATGCTTTCATCCCAGTCTAGAAGATAATCCCGCACCAGAAGCAAAGCTTCCTTTCGATCCTTAGACTCAGTGATCAAGTCTAGTTGGCTCTCAATAGCCTCGTTGAATTTGTCGTGGTCATGAAAGGCCATTGGATTAGTAATCATAATCTCAATGTTCATGAGGTGTTTGTTTATATCTGAGTCATAGTAATCAAGCATGGTATTAATAATATCGTCAGGTTTAATCATGGCTAATTTCCTCAATGAGTCGTTGTACCCGTTCCCTAGATGCTAACCCACATACGGGGCAAAAGTCAACAGGTTTAAGTGCTTGGCTGGTGATGGGGCCAGAGACCATCTTCCCTGAAGCCCCATATTCTTTGCATACAACACCAAACCTGTTACATAGGTGAGATATTTCAGGGTAATTCACAGGCGCCACCCACACACGCTAGCTCCTGAGAGCCTTCAGTAACATCAGACTCCTCAACAATATCCCAGTCCACAATCTTGGGTTGAACTTTGAGTAATTCGGTGTATTGGTCTTTGTTGATTGCCTCGTAGGGTGCCTGCTGATAAGTATGATCACTGTATGGCAGGAAGCTAACCCCCGACACTTCATCAAAGCGGTTGTACATCCAGTTACCAATGGTCAAGAATTCATCATCACGATAGTAAACAGTGATCGATGGCTTGTGTTCACACCAATGTTTCTGATAGGTGTCCCAAATCTCAAGTTGCTCAACACCCGTCTGGTCTGAAGCGAACACAGCGTTCCCTGGAGCCTGCTTAGGGAAGCTAAAGACCTTGGTGGTTGGGGACATAACATCCACCTCAGAAGGCACTCCAGCGGCTTCTAAGACGCCACACAGGGGGTCTCGCATGTCAGCCCGCACCCGCCGAATATAATGCTCAGCGAAGCGCCCATGAATCCCTGAAGCACTATCCACCAGTTGGCTTACCGTACCGCTGGGCTTAACGCAGGTGATGGCCGCACTTTGATTGATGCCTAACCTTTGGGACCAATCAGCATTAATGTCTACGGCATGCTGCCTAAGGCCTTCAAGAATCTCAGGCAAAGTCTTACCGTCCATCTTGGCCTTCTTGCCGGACAGTACAGGATGATCAAGGATACCAGTCAGGCTAACGCCCAACAGAGCCTCCTCCTCTGTGTTGCGGCGCCAAATAGCCCGAAGGTATCGGAAGTCAGTGAGTGTTGCTTGAAGCGTACCAATGATAGTTGCAATTTCTACCTTGTCCAACAAGGTTTCATAGGTATCGTTAGGCCGTACAACAACCTCACTCAGGTTACAAAACTGGTTGGGACGCAGAATGATTTCTGAGCATGGGTTGGTTCCGAAGTCCCAGTCCGCATCACGGCGCCCATTCTTGGCTGCTTGTTTCTGGCTTGCCACACGGCTGAACATACCACGCTCACCAGAGCGAGATTCATAAAGGCTGACCCACTCATTCAGGAAGGCTTCGAAGTCCGGCTTCTCAGTGTAACAGGCGCTGTTGTTTGCAAGGCCACGATGGGGGTTAGTCTCCCACCAAGAGCCGTGCTTAGCCCGTCGAATACGATCATCAGTCAAATTACTCAAAGAGATTAGGGCAGAGCGCCTGACGCCACCAACCACAACAATCTGTGCAATCTTGCAACAAAGATCGTGGCATTCGATGGAGCTTAGCTTGCGGCCTGCAGCATTCTTGAAGAGATCAACCGTAAATTTGAACAGGTCAACAAGAGGCTCAGGGCCAGAGGCACGGCCACCAAAGGTCTTAAGCGGGGCGCCAGCGGGCCGCACACCAGACACATCCCAAGTTGGGACTTGGCCAGCATACAACAAGGTGACTAGTTCCCTGAAGGACTTAGCCCACCCAATCTTGCTATCAACAACGTAGATGACAGTCTCAGTAGGGTGCATTTCTTCAGCAACCTCAGGCAGCTTCGTGATGTACTGGCGCTCAACACTGAAGCCAACACCCGTGCCGCACATAAGGATGTACATCATTTCATCAAAGGCACGAGGATGATCAATAGGAATATAACTACAATTGAAGCCTGCCACGTTGTCCCGATCTAGGGCCTTGCCTGCCGTCATGAGTGCCCGCATCGAAGGCATTACTTCAAGATTCATGATAGCGTTAGAGAGCCGATTAGCTTCAGATTCTTCAAGGCTTCCGCGATCTTTGAAGTAATTCACATACCGATTGACCGTTTCATCCCAACGCTCACGGCGCTGTTCTTCGGGAATGTAACGGGCATAGCGGCTTTTGTGGATGTACTGTTGATAAACATCCATTCCGTATTGATCTTTCATTCGTAGTCCTCGTAGTAATCTTCTAAGTTTTTGTAGTGCTTGGTAACTTTCTTAGGCTTAGGTGCCGTGTTGTTCTTTGGTTTTTTCTTGCGTTGAAAGCGTTCAATTCGTTCTTGCTTCCGGTCGATCATTGCCACTCCTCAGGAAAACTAAATTCACTATACCACCTAAACCCTTTTGAATCTGCCCACTCAGCGTGGGTACGTTTGGTGCCGTCCTTGCGGCGCTTGGCCTGTGGCATGGGTGCGTTAGGCTCAGCAAAAAGAAACACAAGTTCGTAGTTGTCAGGCAGAGCCTTGTCAATCCAAATGTACTTGCTGAATTCTGCGTTGTCCCAGAAGCGGCCCTTAGCCTCAACCAAGATTGTCTTGCCGTCTATCTGCTTGATAAAGTCTGGATGGTAGGTGTGTTCAATTATATAATCAATTGTCTCGGAATGGAAGTCCCAAGTCTTCAACACGCCTTGGTGCAATTCGTATTCAAAGTTTGAATCGTATCCAGTAACCAAGTCTTTTTCAACCGGCCTTTGAACTCTTGGCTTCCGTGAGCCGCTTCTAATCTTCAATGTATTTTTGCCTCTAGTAATTCCAGTTGTGTTGTGGCCGCATCTTTAAGTTTCTTTAATGTATAGTGATCAATGTCATCTACTTTCATGCCGGTCGTCAACAACTGGGCTAGTCCAACAATCAACAGGTCCAGGGGATAGTCCGCATCTTCAAGCTGCTGTAACATCCGCTAATCCAAAGGACTCAATGGCCCTGTTAGGGTGAAGGGTAACAAGCTTCTTAAGCCGCTTGCGCATCCATTTTTCGGAATAGGCGCTCAGGCTGAGCTTGCCCTGTAGGAACACATGGGTTTGGTCGGGCATCAATTCCTTGTAGTTGCTTAGATTGACACCCGCCGCATCCTCTTCGTTCAATAGACTCTTGAGCCATAGTACAAGTAGGTCAGCCACATGGCGGTTAATACGCTTCATCTTTTTTGAATTCATTTGTTATCTCTTCTACTCGTGGGGTATTAACCACATCAGTTAGATATACAGGGCCGCTAGAATATTTAAAGACCCGAAGCCCATCGAAGTCATTAGCATCTGAATGACACTCAAACTTGAAGGGACAGAAGACGCAGTTCTTAGGCAGCTTCATGTTGCCGGACTTACCATCTGCAACAGGATTATAGCAGCGGGTAGGCGGCTCGTCAACACTCAAAGCCTTTTTAATACTCTCAATCTTCTCAGGCACATTCGGCTTTTCTAAATCAACGGGCCGATATAAACAGAGTTCGCCACTCTCTTTGTTGATAACCAAGAAGCCACCGTTACTGGTTCCTTCTGAGGTCTCATAGGCAGAAAGCTGAGCAAGATAACCAAAAGGATCATCGTTAAACAGCGCCCCATTCTGGAACTTAGCGAACGCAAAGCGTGATGCAGTCTTAACATCCACAACCTCCCCATCAATCTTTGAGTCCATGTGGCCCGTGATGCCTGCAACCTCTGCATCTTTCTGTTGATCAGTAACGGCGTGGCCTGCGGCCCGTGCCAACATCAAGACGATCTCTTCTAGGATGTGGCCATAAAGGAACTTGATTTGATCAGAAGCTTTGGGTACATGATTTGAATCACCTGCGCGGCTTTCGTACCACAATTGGCGCACAGGTCGTCCAATGTTAGACATACGAAGCGTGAAAGTCTTGTTGCGCTCAGAAGGGTTAGACCATTCAAGGATGCTTTGCTTTATGTTTGCTAGCGTTACATCTAATTCTTCCTCGTTAATACCTAACGGCTTCCCGTGAGAGAGGCCGTCAAGCATTCCATAGATATCCTCAACGAGCGTGTCTAGTTTTTTCATGCTGCCTTCTTGTTTGATTGGTTAAGAACATTGGCAATGATGGACCACGCTTGCCGGGGACTACACTTAAACCACTCGCCGTTCCGGGGGAAACGAGAATCAAGAGCAGCGTGTGCTGCGGCCTCAGAGGCTCGGCGGTCTTCAGTATCAAAGGTGTAGTTGAGTTTGTAATCTCGAAAGGGGCTAGAGGTTTGATAATTATTGAGCCGGTCGTTGGCGTCAACAGCCATGCCCACCTTTACCCATCCTTTGAAGTTGGGGTTTGAGATAATGTACACTTGACCTTCTTTACTCTTAGCATAGTTCTTAAGAGAATCAAAGGCAGCGTCCTCAAAGTTCTCATAGCGTCCGGGTTTATGAAGTGGATGATTGACATTAACATAGTTGCCGTTGATAAACATCCGCTTTTTATTTTTGCGCCGATGCGACGACAGACGCCGACGCCCACCATCAGAACATCCAACATACCACCACTCACCATCTTGAAAGATAACATTCTTACCCTTGCTCATTGTAAATCTCCATAAACTTTGGCATCAATTGTCCGATGATTATAGCACACTCTTCAGCGATTTGTCTATGCTCTTTTTGTGTTGATTCATCAGTCCGTACTTCGATGTAATGTAACCAAGAGCGAACAGTTCCATGCATCATCAACACTGATTCGGTTAGGCCTTCAGGCAACACACTCCTTGCAACCTCCTTGGCCATACCATTCTTTGTTGCCCAGGCATAGGCTTCTGTTGCTGCCTTGCGAACATTCAACTGGTAGTGCTGCCAAGTAAGATCAAGGAAATCATCTTCAACTTCGATACTATTCTGGCGGTTGTTAGGGTCTTGAAGCCTCACCTCACGGTGAACAAAGTTCAAGTCTTGGGTAGGGTCCGCATACCGCTGCGAATATTCTTGAAAGCTGAAGCTTCGGTGCCGTAGTATCTGACGGGCAATATCCCTAGTAGTCTTGATCTCAATACCAACACTAGCCATTTCAAAGGGCGACCAGTGCTTATGTTTCATCAAATACTTAATAAGCCTAGGAGCGGTTTTGCTGTTGTTCTGGTTGCTTGGGTTGCTGACTCGGGCACAGTAGGCAACGAGGTCCTCGATGCTGCTTGCGGCCTCGTCGGGCCTAATGCTGTGGCAAATCAGTTTAGTGTGTTTCAGCCCAGTTGTTTCCAATCTTGTATTCTCCATCTAGTTCACACCGTAGTTTAAGGACAGTGCCTGCCTCTCGGATGGCTTCAACACCAAGCTGACCTACCTGTTCTGCAATATCTTCTTTGACTTCAAGCTGCCATTCATCATGAATATTACAGACAAACTTGGCATCAAGAAACTTAAGCTTGCGTTCGAACAGGACCAGGGCCTGCTTCATAACGATGGCTCCGGCACCCTGTAACAGAGTGTTAAGGGCAGCATGCTCAGAGCGAATAAAAAGCTTACGGCCATCTAGCCCCTTGACCCATCCCTTTGTTGACGCTCGTCCAACTCTATCTTTAAGAGTCTTAAATGATGGGAGATTATCGAAGAAACGTTGTCGAAGTTCTTTGCCGCTGTCTGCGTTTCCTCCAACCACGCTTCCAAGCTTTGCATCTCCTGCTCCGTATAGGAGTGCATAGATGAAAGTCTTTGCCTGATTTCTTGATTCAAGTCCAGCAGCTCTTTGGTTAGCTGTGTGTACGTCGCCGTTGAGAATTTCATAGGTGAATGCCTCGTCATCCATATAGTGGGCCAACATCCGCAGCTCAAGGCCAGAGGCGTCAATACCCACTAGCTTGTAGCCGTCAGCAACCGTCCAACAAGCACGGCACTCGTGGCCATAAGGGCTGTTAGTGCTAGGTACTTGTGCCATATTGGGATTGCTATGTGTCATGCGTCCTGTAATTGTACCATTGGCATTGACATAGCCCCGAACCCTATCATCGTCCTGTACTTCCTTGAGCCAGGAGTTAACTTGTGCTAGGCGCTTCTGAAGCATCAAGTAACGAGCAATCACTTTGGCTTCTGGGATGTTGTCAATCTTACTTAGGGTTGTCTCGTCAACGATGGGCTGGTTGGTTGGCGTGAACTTCTTAGGCTTCCAACCAAACTCAATCAAGTATTCGCCAATCTGTTTACGAGAACCTAGGTTAAAGGGAATCGAATCACAGCGTACAAAAGATTTGTCAGGGTTGGCACACGCCTTATCATACTCTTCATCAGAGAGGCGCACCTTCTTGGTTCCGCCAACAACCTGAGCCATCTTCGAAACCTTACCGGCCTTAGTCAGGACAGGTTCCAATTCAATGGATGCGTCCTTCGGCGTGAAGGTTTTGTGTACTTCATTTTCTGCCGCAGCCAACTCATCATTCAATTGTGCAACAAGGCAAGTAGCATGTTTGATATCCAACAAGAAACCGTTGTCCCGCTGTTGATTAATGATGCGATAAGTATCGTGTTCAAGATCAATTGATTCGCGGCTAAAGCCTTTGACTTCCATCTTCAGATGATTGAAAAGTCGGAGGTTCAATTGTACATCTTGCTCACAATACTTAAGCATCTCAGGGGTGAATCTATCGAACTCATTGTGTTCAATTTTATGGGACTTGAGGCGATAACCCCAAGACTCAAGGCCGTGTCCGCCTTCACGAACCGGATTAAAAAGTCGGCTAAGAACAAGGGTATCAATCACTCGGCGGCCTACGCTCAAGTCAATGCCGTGCAGTCTCTTGATAACCGGAATGTCATAGCCGATGATATTGTGGCCAACAATCTTGTCAGCCGTCTTCAAATATTCGATACCTTCTGCAATCTTGTCGGGACCAAAAGAGCTAATCTCATTGGTGCGGCTATCGATACCAACGATGCACCAAATCTTAGTAGCATCAATGGCGTCTGCTTCAATATCGAATACAATAGTTGTCATAGCTCTACCTCAAAATGTTCTTCGGCAGACTCAATGTCTACCTCACCTAGTCTACCTGTTTCTTGATCATAACGCAAGTGGGTAGCTAGTCCAACATCCCCGGTGTATCGGGACTTCAACACCCGTACCTTAGTAGTTGAAGCCTCAATGGGGTCTTCGGATTGTTGATTACGCTCAAGGCTGATCACGCAATCCGACAACTGTGCAATGGATTGCGAACCACGCAGGTGGCTAAGCCCTGTCTCAATGCCATTCTCGTGGCCACGGTTACCGTCAATGCGGCGAAGGTGGGACACAAGGATCATGCCGCAACCAGTCTCTTCAACAAGGGTCCGCAGCCGATGCATGATGTTATCAATGGCACGGCGCTCATCGTTCTCTGGCGTTGATAGGACCAGCATGTGAAGGTGATCAACAACAATCCAGCGGCAGTCACAGCCAATGGCCATGAAGCGAAGCTTGCTGAAGATACTATCAAGGTCGTTCATGCCGTGGTGTGAATGGACCCACACCCGATTGGCATTCTCACCTGCAAAAATATTACCGTAGAATTCACCCAACTGATCTTGAGAGAATTGCTCTCGCACCCTGTCAATATGGAGGCGGGCGTTAGCCTCAATGGAAACAATTCCATCAATGGTGCGGCGCCAGTCTTCTTCCAAGGCGATAACGCCCACATTATCTTTGGTGTTTTTGACCAACCAGTGTTCAATCTCACGGGTGACGCTGGACTTACCAAGCCCCGTGCCGCCCGTCAGAGTTACCAACTCACCCTGGCGCAGCCCTTCAAGCTTATCATTGAGGCCTTGCCACGGATAAGGAATAGACGGCTTGCGCTGTCGATTAATGTAGTTGTCAAAGTTCTCACTGACATTGATAACGCCAGAAGGGGTATAGAGTTTAGCGCCCCACCAAGCATTCATAAAGGCTTGGCTCTGGCCCTTGCGCAGCATGTCGTTAGCATCTTTGTAGTCTTCAGGCAACGAAACAATTCGCGCCTTCCCAGGCTTCAAGATTCTAGCAACCTTTCGGGCTGCCTCACGGCCCGGCTTGTCGTTATCAAAACAAACTACGATGTTGTCAAAGGATTCCAAAAACTCTAGAGCTTCTTTGACATCCCGGTCAGCCGCTTGGGCACCGTTCTTAACAGAAACAACGGGCCACCTAGACCCCATCAATTCATAGGCCGCCATTGCATCACACTCGCCTTCAACAACCGTGATGTATTTGCCGCCCTGCTGAAATGCCTGGGAACCAAACAACCCCGTGCCTCGGGGACTACCGTTCCAAATAAAACTTTTGTCGGCTGTCTTGCGAACCTTATGGCTCACGGCCTCGTTGTTAGCGTAGTAAGGATAGCTATGCTCAACGATCTTGCCGCCTGAATCTTTGACAGACCGAACACCATATTTCTTTGCCGTTTCTAAAGAAATGCCCCGATCACTCAGGGCATAAAACTCACCAGCGGTTGAGTCATTCATCTTGTTTCTCTGATAAGTAGAGAAGTCAGTCACGTTTTCTTCACCTCGTATGGCGGCTTCATAATCCTTCATGAATTCGCCGCATGAAAAACACTTGGCCGACCCATCATCGTTTACTGCAACCGGATCGTGACCACCACACTTCGGACAAGCAACATGAGTCTTGACAAAAGGCAAAGGTATTACTCCTCTGGTTGTGCCTCTTCGGTTAATGCTTCATCAGTTAGATACTCTTGAACCTTGGAATGCAGCGCAAGAACTGCTGCTTGCCGTAGGGTCAGGGTATCTTGAACAACGTTGAAGTCTTGCTGGGCGATGGCCAACAGGCGAAATGCCTGCTGACCTTCGGCAGAAAACTTATCAACGTCATAGGCTTTATCATCGACATGATAAGTGTTGCTCATTAAAGTTCTTCCTCTTCTGCTTCGACGTCAAAAGCGCTAGCGGCTGAGCTAGCTCCATTATACTCTACAAGATCGATAACCTGCATGGCCTGAAAGTCTAGACCCTTAAAGGTTTGTCCTTTCCATGTGGTTTCCCATTCTTTGCAGAGAACCTTAACCCGAGAACCATTACCTACCTCAACGTTCATGGGCTTCTTGTAACGATCAACAAGCTCAGGTGCTGAATTGATTTCACCATTAGACTTATTGACCTTACGCTTAATGACAAGGGCCGTCCCCTCGTCCATTTCTTTTACCGGAAACCCACGGGACTTAAAGTCTTCCGCAAGGTCCGGGGTAACAACAAGATTCACAGAATAGCAGGGCGTGAATCGGGTGTTGGGGGTGGTGACAAAGGACCAGTAAGCGTAACCTTCAATAACTGCCATAACATTTACCTCGTATAAAGATGATCAATAAACAAAGGAATCTGAGCAAGAACAAAATCTTCTGTTACTGCCATTCCCGACTTGCTCGACTGCATTTTACACCAACTCGTGAACCGTGTCAACACCTCCTCGCTTGGTCGCTGCACACCTAGCATCATAACGAAAGCCCGTGTGAAAATATCATCAATGATCTCTTCAGTTGTTAAGCCTTCGTAGTCGTTCATTAGTCCATACTCATGGTAGATGACAACAGGATATTCATCTTAGCTGTGTCCAACATAAAGTTGAATTCATCAACAGTCATATCAGATGCAATGTATACGTTGTTGTCTACTTCGGTTATAAGTATAAAGCCTGTGTTAGCTTCAGGGTCTTCGGCTGCACCTTCTAAGTTTTCTAAACACTCATGAATCTTTTCAATCAAGGGCCGCTTGGCCGGTTCATCTTTCTTACCAAAACTACCTTCAATGATTTGCATTAATTTCCCGCCTTGAATTCTCGCATGGTTAGTAGCCGAATAGCTTTAGCTTCTTCGGGGTTTGTAATCTGTTTGAAGATGTTGTGTGCATCGTACATTTCTTTAAAGGTTCCTGAAGCTAAGACAACTGGCTTAGTAAAGGCTCCAACATCTTTGATGTTAGCTGCAACCACCCAGGTATCTCCCAGCCCCTTCACAATCTCTAAAGATTCGTTGATAAAGTCCACTGTCTTTTGGAGAATGTCCGTTGCTCTCATTATCGGTCGCCTCCTGAGCCGAGTAAAACTCCACGCATCTTCCGGTCTTGGAGTTTTTTGAGATTGATTTCTGCGACTTCTGAAAGGTTGATGCCGTTACGCCGGAGTAACACAGCCAAGTTCCAGAGGACATCCCCGGCTTCGGAGACAACCTTGGTTCTGAAGTCAGGCTGAGTGCTATCACCACGCAGCATAGGTTTAACAAACAAGTCTGCAAGTTCTGCGGCCTCCACCATCAAGGATGCAATGGGATAAAAATCATTCTTGAAGATTGCAGTTTCAACTGCTTGGTCTTGATAGCTGTCGATGTTCATTTCTTGTCCACTACTTCAATAACAACATCAATCTTTTTTCCAAGCTCATAAAAAGTACAGCCTCCGAAAGGCGAGCCATCTATATACAACCAATCAGTAATATCATCCATAGTCCCTACGCAGAAGTCTTCATCTTCGGTTATTACTACATAGGTTTTATCACTCATTCTTCACTCTCCTGATAGAAGTCAATCAACATATCAATGTAGTGCCGTGCTTTCTTCAGGTCTTGAATACCCCCCTTGTCCTTGTAACGTGTTACATACTTTACCACATTTGCTTGGCAGGCGTCAAGGCCATTGATCATAGCATACTCAATAGGCTGTATTGCATGTTTCTTGTAGTGATCACCGCCTTCCTGGGTGATAAGACTTTTGAAACCACGCGCTGCCATATCTTCTGCCCTGCTCTTTGCTGCCATGTCGCTCCATTCCTGCGGCGTAATGTCATTAATCTTTCGGTGGGGCATTGCGTCCTCCTTCTAACCAGTTTAATAGGGCCCGTCCAGTGACCAACATGATAACAAACAATACAAACCAAATCAAGTAGAGCATGGTACTAAGCTTCAAGCCAATCGATTTCATGCATGATTTCAATGTATTCAGCGCCATCATATTCATGAATCCTAAACTTTGTTCCTTCAGGTACCCACTCAACAACAAGGTCTTCGATGCCTCCGGTGTTGAAGTCTTTACCGTACTTGTCCTTGAGGTGATGTTTAATTACTTTTTGCTTTTCCGGGTTTTGGTACCACCTAGGTTTACTAACTATCTCAATTACAAAAGGATCGAAGACACATGAAGGATGTTTTTCATTATAGGTTAAATACCCTGAACCGTGGTAGAGACTAACCAACACAGCAACATTACCTTCATCGTCTAACACCTTTTGTTCAATCATCTTTGATCTCTTGGTCGGGTGCTGAGTAGTGATTATGAATTACATAGGCTGCGGCGATTAGTTGCGATAAGCATAAATCATTATAAGTAAGATTAGAAGTACTGAAAGCACCCAGCCTGCTCCCTCGGATATCATCAAGATTATAGTTGATAATGTTTTTCATTTCTTTACGAACGATTTCTTCAATACATTCATCAGATATTTCGATTTTCATAAGAGTCTCCAAAGAATTCAATGTATTCTTTTTTCTCAAGCCAACACCGCTTCATGATATCGCCACGCTGTCGGTCTGTCAAGCGCCGCCAACCAGCGATCTCATCTACATATCTATAACAACCTTTACATTTTCTGGTTACTTTATCTAACTCGCAGACTCCAATGCAATTGGTTTCCATGTCATAGGCCTCCCGGCTTTAGTCCACTCCTCATTCTTTAAAGCATAGTATTGTTTATAAGCAGCTACGCTGTCGCCCGGAACCTTACAGTCATCGGGCATGCACTGCGGCGGCTCAACGAAACCACAGTCTAGCAGGCCCTGTGGCGGCCTGTCAAGGGTGAAAGCACAGGTACCAAAGCTCTTGTGTACCTTGTTGTAACGGGCCTTGTATTCACCACACAGGCCGATGAAATGTTGGTACAACCAGTCATAATGCTTTGTACTTTGACGGGCCCACACAGCACTAGGGTGATTCTTGTGTGTTGATTTGTAGGGCGCAGTAGACCCAAGCTCATGGTGGGCGGTCGATAAAAGCTGCGCACTTTCAAGAATCATCTTAACTACATGCCGATCACACTGAAGTGTTGCGGCTTCGAAAGGATCAGAGTCTAGATAGAATATATTCATGGTGAAGCCAACCTCCCGGCGTTAAGGATTGCAAACCAACAAGCATCCTGGGCTTCTTTGAATTTTTTTTCTTCGATCAGGCCATAGGCCTCAGACAAACCATCAATGGCGATGTTGTAACGGGCAGTGAGGTTTTGGATTATGGCTTCGTATTCTTCAGGAGTTTTGTTCATCACTGTTCTCCGTAGCATCAAGCCCTAACTGAATAGCCCGCAACACGCCCAAGCTAAGGAAAGCCTGCGCTGCTTTGCTGTCCATGTCAAGGACAAGAGTGGCGCTGCCGTCTTCGTTCTCTACTACTTCTACCACTTCGACATTAAACTGTTCATTCTGAGTATTCATATGCATGCTTCCATTCGTCGTGAAGTTCTTTGTAAACAACCAAAAGGTCTAACACATTGAAGTCTACATAAAGACAATTGATTGGCCTAATGGTAAACCCATCATCGTCAAACATTTCAGAGTGTGCAATCTCAGCAATGCCACTATCGCTGTCAGTGTAAAGACAAGAACAAGAGTCTTCAGAGTAGCGCCAGTCTGGGTCTTCCATGCTCTCCGCCCAGGCCATAAGCGCCTGCTTTGATTTAAAACCGTAGCGTGTCAGCAAGTCTTGGGTAATTTCTTCCATCGCTCTTCTCCCGTTGCTAGATAAGAAATATCTGACCTCAACATCTCAAAAAAGATAGACAAAGCTTTTCTTTGTGTCCATCAAGACCCCTTAACGGGGATAACGAACCCTAAAGGATTCCTTACAAGTTGCACTTTTCTGCGCATAGTTTGCGGTGATTGACACATTTTTCTGCGCATAAAATCGAAGGCTTGTATATTATACACTCAATGATCAAGATGATTTGTTATAAAGGTATTAATTTTAGCAGGACTCTTTTTCCAATGGCGTCCTCTTTTTGCTTTCCATTTTCCACTGGCCGGAGCATAATACATCCAGCCTTTTAAAAGATAAATGCCAGGAGAATGTTCTTCGTAAGGAATACCCCGCTCAGTAAAAGCTATCTCAGCTTCGACTGCTTTTATTCTGTTGTCGCGAGGACCATTATAAAAAATATAAAGTGAGTCAGATTCTGCGCATTCTTTTTTCCATGCTTCCAACTTTATTTCATATCTTTTTATTTCTTCCTTAAGTCTTTCTTTAAGCTCGTCAAGTTTAGACACCGAACCTTCCTCAAAAGTTAACAACCCTATGATTCAAGATAACCCTAACAGTAATTGAAAAATCTTCAGCATATGCATAGGCCGCTGCCATTTGCTCCGCAGTTAACAACACCCGTTCACGAAAGTCATTGTCATAGGCGCCGTCATTCCAGAAAGGAATCCTAAGTGCCGGTGCCTCTGTATGGTCTACAAAGATTTGAATCTCTGCATCGTTCTCAAAAGAATCAGTGTGAGTTAAAGGATTCATTAGGCATCTCCTGGGTAGATGGTCGGGCTTTCAATATACTTCCAAGATGCGGCACACTCAGGACATAACTTCCAACGCTCGTGGTCGGGATGATCCCTTGGCGGGTCCAACATTTCATTATAGTCTTGATGGCATTCAAAACATTTGTAGTATTGAGCATCAGTTATCAATCGATAGCGGCCTCTCATGAGACCGCCGCAAATGCTTTATCGATGATCTGGTCCCGACGCTTTGGAGAAACCCCAAGGTTTACAAGACCAAATGCAAGCCCCATCCAATCAGGGTGCTTACGACAATAAACGTGAGTCCACACCAAGTCTTCAACAATTTCATCGACATTAAAACGGGGGGTCTTGTTCATCGTAAGTCTCCATATTTTCTGCAACATCACGAAGGAAATCAGACAACTGAAGCAGCGACCGCTTGTCATAAAGGGGGCGGTCCCCCTGGAAGTTTAAGTAAGCGTTGCGGTCGATAGCCACCCTAATGGTAGGCATTGAAGAATCTTCCGCAACATACAAAGTGTAAGGGAACTCTTGGTCTATTGCGTAATGTTTCATTAGGCTGCCATCCTGAAGTTAGTGGTTACAAACTTCCGCACTTTCTCTTGGCGGTCATTGGTTGCCGAAGCAATCGTGTCATAGTTAACACGCTTAGAGAACTTAGCATGAGTGGACCAGTCAGTAAAGGCATTGTACATTGCCCAAAGATTATGGCCCATCCGATCTGCATAACCCTTGTAAGCATCGCAAAGATAATTAACACTTGTGTTATTGCGCTTAAGATGATATCCGTAATTCAAAGGGGCGTAAAGATTGCCACCTTCATACAATTCATCAAGCTCAGCCCCGGTATTAGTAAAGTTAGCAATAAAGCGGGCGGCTTGGCCAGCATGAATGTGAGTGTTATACCATTGGTGCCATTGCTCCTGTTGTTCATTAACAACATCCAGAGCCTTGACAATAACACGAGAGCCGTGGTCAATGTCAAGACTTTGAACATGCTTAGATTTATAGACTGCAATCTCACCTGTGGTGAATACTTGCAGATTAGTACATGCAAACTGTTCGGCAGCTACGCTGATCATGAAGGGCCACTTAGAATCAAAGCTCGTCAGGGCCAACAGACAAAGAGCCGCAGTGTCACCGTCAGGGGTCGTGTAAGTATGGCTAGGCAACTTATATTTAACAAAGGTGCGGCAACCATGATGAGAAGTTGCAATAGTTTCTTCAATGCCATCGGTGTTGAGGTTGCTCCACATAATGATCTTGCGGGTTGCATCAATCATTTGCTTAGGGGCTACCGGCTTGTAGCGAGAGCCATGAATACCTAACTCCTCGCCGGTATCGGTACGGTAAATAATTTCTTTTGAAGCCCGCTTAACATTGCCATGGGCATCAAAGTATTGGAGCGGCCCAGTAGCAATGTCAAAATCTGCGCGGCCATAGTCGCCAAAAACACTTGCGTTTTGAAACAGATTGGTTACGTTAGTCATTGTTTTGTGCCTCACCAAAGAAGTTGAAAACCCACTCGTCTTCTAGTACATCATTAAAACTTGTTTTACCTACAACTATATCTAAAGTTTCAGGACCAATGGAAGTATCCCATACTTGATGCTCGCCGTCAATAGTTTTCGTAACATAGCACGGGGCTTTAGTTTCTTTTGAGACTTCGAAGGCCAAGCGAATAGCATCGAATACTTCCATGGTTTAATCCCCCCTAGACCGCGACAGATTCGCGGCCTTTGTCATCGGCGATGGCTTGGAAGCCAACAACACGGGACCGACGATGTTGAATATAAATACTCAATTTACCCATATGAACATTATTGAAACAAGAACCAGAGCCAAAACCAAACCGACGAAGTTTAATACGACGACGAATGATGACAGAGCGATTAAAAACCTTGAAGTTAATATCCATGTGTGTTATCCTCGTGTTGTGTTGATGGTGTTGCCGTCGAGCCATTCCAAGGTAGCACGGGTCGGTCCAGCTTGTCAACCCCCCAGGGCTTCGCCCTTAGCGTATGCAACGTGGGCTGCGCTCACATGATAACCATCCTTCCAGGCCTTGGGATTGCGGAGTGCCAAATAATTACACCAATTGTTCCAAAGTTTCTCGGTGCCAATAAACCCACAGAGTTTAATATAACTATTAATTTTACTTCTACGAGTTATAATACATTTAATATTATTAGAATATTTAAGTTTATTTGAATCTAATTGATACATTCTAATATTATGAGTATCAATACAACCAACTAAACCTGCAAATAATTGACATACAAAACCAGCTTTAGCTAAACCTAATCCATCTACTCTAAGGAAAATCTCCATAAGTTTCAAAGCTTTAGTGTCATTATCGTGCTTTGAATTAATAACAGCCATGGCTTGAGCATATATAAAATGCTTTTTAGTTAATAAGTATTTATAAGTTTTAACTTTATTGCCCCATAAATATTTAGAAGTAATACCATTGGCCTTAACATCTTCCATTTGTTTACCTACGGTATCCCATCGCTGCTGAATACTTAGGGCCACCATAAGTATAACTTGGAATAAATTATCGGCAGACTTCTGGGCAAAGGATTGAATTTCAGTTGCATGTAAGTTATACATAATAACTCCCGCTAAGTTTATTTAGCCCCCCGAAGGGGGCTTTAAAGAGTCCCGAAGGGACTTATTTGCCAAGTTCTTCTTGGACGAAGGCCCAGAGCAGGTCAAACTTGGTTTCAAGCGTAGCTTGGCGCTTTTCAACTTCAACCACTCGGTTCTTCAAAGAATTCAGAGAATTCTTGAAGTCTTCGACGGACTGGCTAGAAGCCGAAGGCTTGGGAGCCTCTGACTCCTTCGGAGTCTCTGAAGCCTTCGGCTTGGTCTTGGTGACTTTCGTCACCTTGGCAACAGTCTTGGAAGCCTTCGGCTTGATTTTAATTTGTTTCACAAATTTGGCAGGAATCTCCTGAACTTCGAAGAAGTTCTGAACATCGGTGTGGGTTAGAGGCGTCTTAGGGTTTTCATTCTGGTATTTAACCAGAATGGCCGTGAAGACCTTCGACATACCGTAGGTATTGTCGGAGCCATGGAGCTTTGCGAACCGAAAGCCAAGGGCTTTGAGTTGCTTGTAGGTTGCAACTTTGTTGCCAGGGACATTAGCGTAGGTATCGTTCATAGCAATTCTCCGAATTGTTTGAGTGTGATCGAAGGCCGCTTGCCGCCGATGCCATTCCACTATGGCTGGTTTGGCCGCAGCTTGTCAACACTTTTCTTCCTGGGCGATTTCTCACACAGGAAAATTCCGAAGGAATTCGCGCTGAAACAGGCGAAGAAAACAAGAAATATTCGAAGAATATTTTAAAGGGGGTTCCTCATCCTGTAAGGATGGAGAGATTCTGGAGATTCTCGTAGCGTGTGCGTGGGGTTAATTTTTTAAATACTTAAAAAATTTAGAGAAGTTTTTAAAAATCTTTAAATTCTTTAAAGATTTTTACAGTCTCTGGAGCCAGTCAACTAGAAATTTCTTTGAAATTTTAGAAGGGGGCCTCAAAGTCTTACTAGACTTTGGAGCCTTTTCGAGAAATTTAAAAAAATCTTTATAGATTTTTTACATGGGCGCAATGGGTGATAAATCCTATAAGGATTTCTGGAGATGTCAAAGTCTTTAGAGACTTTGGAGGGGTGGGCAGGAGGCCAGGGGGGGACCATGGTATATATATACATGGGTATACAATTTGAGCCAGTTGCGGTTGTCCACTAGTTTCCGCCGCAGCTTTGGAACTACCTCTCCAAAGGTCTTCGATGTCTACTAGATTTCTCCGCAGCTTTAAAGCCTCTATACCTCATGGCCCGAGGCAGGTATGTATGGGTGTAACGGGGCCTTCGTTACACTATATAGTATACAGGTAAAAACAGGTTTTGTCAAGTGTAACCGACGAACGGTCAAAAAGGACTTGACAAAACTGTAAACCAGCGTTATAATGTAATACATGAACAATAAAAAAGAATTAACTACCAAACAACAAACATTCTTAGATAACATTGTTAGTTGTAATGGTAACTTAAAAGAAGCGGCAGAGCTTGCAGGCTATGCCCCAGGCTCCTACACCACCATTGCAAAGGGCCTGCGAAAAGAAATAATCGAGATCGCAGAGAATATCATGGCCTCAAGCGCCCCACAAGCCGCTATGAAGGTCGTTGAGATGGTTACTAGTGATAACCCATTGCCTCAGGCTAACATTCGCCTACAGGCCGCACAGACCCTTTTAGACCGTGTGGGCCTAGGTAAAAAAGATAAACTTGAAGTTGATGTCCAAGGCTCACAGGGCCTATTTATACTTCCCGCCAAAGAGATGCATGTTATCGAAGGGGAGTATGAAGATGCGGATTAAAAGGAAAACGAGTACCATTCCTTTTGGCTATAAGCTAGATGAAGATGATAATCGTTATCTTTTGTCTGTTGACGAAGAACTTGATGCTTTAGAATCTATTTTGCCCATGGTAGCCTCAAAGAGTCTATCGCTCCGTGAAGGTGCATTGTGGTTGAGCCACAAGACTGGGCGGCCCATTAGCCACCAAGGCCTAGATAAAATCTTGAAACAACGCAATGTCGCAACAACCTGATTGGGAAATTAACCCCGACAATTATCTAAAAGATGAGAACGGGGACTTTGTATTAAAACTAGATGGCACCCCAAAGAAAAAAGCAGGGAGGCCCAAAGGCGCAGCAGGTCGTGGTTATAATTATCATTCAAAGACCAGGGCCCAAATTAATGCAAGGCGCCAAGTTTCTCAAAAGAAAAAAGAAGTAAAGAAGCTCCAAGAAAAACTAAATAATAAAAAGACGGCTTTAAAGCTTAAAACCGAAAACCTAGAACTAGTTAACGGTAAAGCAGGCGTCATAGAAGATAAAGACCTTGAAGCCAAAGGCCCTACCATTCGTAAAGCCTTAGAAGAAAAAGTAGTCTTCAAGCCCAATGAAGGGCCGCAAACAGAGTTTTTAGCCGCAGGCGAGACCGATGTATTATATGGGGGTGCGGCAGGGGGTGGCAAGTCATACGCCATGCTTGTTGATCCTCTGCGATATGCACACAAGGCTGCCCATAGGGCCTTGATCCTGCGGCGTTCTATGCCAGAGTTGCGAGAATTAATTGATAAGTCTCGTGAACTCTACCCCAGGGCTTTCCCTGGCTGTAAGTACCGTGAAGTAGAGAAGCTTTGGACGTTCCCAAGTGGTGCCAAGATCGAATTTGGCTTTTTAGAGCGTGATGCAGATGTCTATCGTTACCAAGGTCAAGCATATTCTTGGATCGGCTTTGACGAAATTACGCACCAAGCAACCGAATTTGGCTGGAATTATCTTGCATCCCGACTGCGGACTACAGACCCCGAAATTGTTCCGTACATGCGTTGCACGGCTAACCCAGGTGGTGTTGGGGCCCACTGGGTCAAAAAGCGATACATTGATCCTGCACCCCCCAACCGTGGCTTTCAAGGCGCTGATGGAATCACGCGGAAATTCATCCCAGCAAGACTAGATGATAATCCGTACTTGGCCACCGATGGCCGCTACGAGCAAATGCTCAAATCGTTGCCAGACGTACAAAGGAAACAATTACTAGAAGGGAATTGGGACGTAGCAGAAGGCGCAGCATTTACTGAATTCAGTCCGCCTATGCATGTTATTACGCCCTTTGAAATCCCCCTGCACTGGCAAAGGATTAAGGGCATTGATTACGGTTACGCCTCTGAGTCTTGTTGTGTGTGGGGTGCAGTAGACCCCAGTGATGGTACCCTAATCATCTATAGAGAACTTTATAGAAAAGGGATGACGGGCGAAGAGTTAGCCATGATGCTAACGAATATGGAAGTTCAAGACCCCATGTCAATATCTGGAGTTTTGGATACGGCTTGTTGGTCAAGAACGGGACACACGGGCCCAACCATTGCAGAAGCCCTTATACGCTCTGGTCACAAATTACGACCTGCAGACAAAAATCGTATTGCAGGCAAAATTCAAATCCATGAATACTTGAAGATACAGCAAAGCGGTAGGCCACGACTACAAATCTTTAATACATGCCCTAACCTGATACGCGAACTTCAAAGTATTCCTCTGGATAAATCCAACCCGGAGGATGTTGATACTCACGCTTCGGACCATGCATACGACGCATTACGTTATTTAATTATGTCGCGGCCACGGATTCAAGACCCCATGAGCCGCATGCGAGAGTTCCAGCGCGAGCAACATTTTCAACCGGCAGATAGTACCTTTGGTTACTAGACGAGAAATTTATGGCAGAAGCTGAAGACAAGATCACCCTGCTAGGCGCAAACAATCTTTATTTCGAAGATGTCGAAAATGAAGATGGTATGCAATTAAACCTAGAAGAAAACCTACGGTCCAATCTAGCAGGTTTGATTGAGTCGCGTTACTATGATTCTCAGTTGGCCCGAGACCAAGACGAGAATCGTTGGATCACTGCCTACCACAATTTCCGTGGTTTGTATCCTAAGAATGTGCGGTTCCGAGAGTCCGAAAAGTCCCGAGTCTTCATCAAGATTACGAAGACCAAGGTTCTTGCAGCCTATGGGCAGTTGATTGATGTTATTTTTGGAACCGGTAAGTTTCCTATTGGGGTTACAGAGACTGAGATTCCTGAAGGCGTAGCGGAATATATCCACCTTACTAACGAACAGGCGCCCAATCTTGAATCTAGCTCCGCAACCCCAAGTTCTATTCAAAGCCCCAAAGAAACTGAAAATCCGTTTGACATTGGTTATGAAGGTGATGGGCGTGTTCTAGCCCCCGGTGCAACTTATTCTTCGGCTAAAAAGTACCTTGACAAACTCATTGAAGATAATGCTGATCGCTTTGAAGAAGGTGCTGTTCCTGATCCGCAGATTCCTGAGCGTATGCCTGCTCAAAGTGCTGCGCGTCAAATGGAAAAGCTCATTCACGATCAGATTGACGAATCGAACGGCTCCAGTGAATTGCGTAATGCAATCTTTGAAGCCTCGTTGTTTGGTACCGGCATCATCAAAGGCCCCTTTAACTTTAATAAAACTCTTCACCGATGGGCTGAGGGGGAAGAAGGGCGTACTTACGATCCTTTGTTTGTCCGTGTACCTCGCATTGAATTCGTTTCCATCTGGGACTTTTTCCCTGATCCGAATGCCACGACAATCGAAGAATGTGAATATATTGTTCATCGACACAAGCTCAACCGCTCGCAACTCCGAGCTTTGGGCAAAATGCCTTACTTTAACAAAGATGAAATCCGAGAGTGCTTAAACCTAGGGCCCAACTACGTTGAACAAGACTACGAACTTGAACTCAAAGACGACCAACGAACCGATAGCATCGCATCCTCAAAGTTTGAAGTTCTTGAGTATTGGGGTGTCATGGATGCCGAGTATGCTCGTGAAGTTGGCATGGAAGTCCCTGAAGAAGTGGATGACTTGGACGAAATCCAAATTAATGCCTGGGTCTGCAACGGTCGGGTACTACGCTCTGTTGTTAACCCCTTTACACCTGCCCGGATTCCCTACAATGCATTCCCATACGAGAGAAATCCTTATTCGTTCTTTGGAATCGGCGTCGCAGAAAACATGAATGACAGCCAGCAAATTATGAATGGTCATGCCCGCATGGCTATTGATAATCTGGCTCTAAGCGGCTCCCTAGTATTTGATGTTGATGAAAGCATGTTGGCAGGTGGCCAGTCCATGGAAATCTACCCTGGCAAAGTGTTCCGGCGCCAAGCCGGTATGCCCGGACAAGCCATCCATGGCCTCAAGTTCCCGAACACTTCTCAAGAAAACATGATGATGTTTGACAAGTTCCGGCAACTTGCAGACGAACAGACGGGCATCCCGAGTTACTCTCATGGTATGACGGGCGTCCAAAGCATGACTCGTACTGCCTCTGGTATGTCTATGCTGTTGGGTGCAGCCTCCCTAAATATTAAGACTGTGGTTAAGAATCTGGATGATTTTCTGCTTAAGCCTCTTGGCCAAGCATATTTCCAATGGAACATGCAATTCTTTGAAGGCGACATCAACACTGAAGGCGATCTAGAAATTAAAGCACAGGGCACCAACAGCTTGATGCAAAAAGAAGTTCGGTCGCAAAGGTTGACTATGTTCCTACAGACCGCACAGAATCCGGCCATTGCACCGTTTGTTAAAATGAGTAAGTTGATTTCTGAACTTGCTTACAGTCTTGATCTTGATCCTGATGAAATCCTCAACGATCCTGAAGAGGCTGCAATCGCCGCACAAATTATAGGAATGCAAAATAATGTTGGACAAGCAACTAGCCCAGAAGCTCTCGCCGCTGGTCAACAACCCGGAGCTATGGGAGGCCCTGAAGGAGTTCCTGGCGTACCAACGGAACTTGGAGCTACAGGGACTGGTGGTGGCAACATCGGAACTGGAAGTGTACCGGCGCCAGGGGAAGGTGAATTCTCTGGACAACCTTCTTAAACTTAAAGACATTGTAAACGTAGCGCGTAAGGAATCTAACAATGGTTAAAGACATGGAAGGGGCGCTACTGGTTCCCGTAGAAATGCAAGGTGTCCCTGAAGATACCTACTCCAACATCCCCGAAGAAGACATGCAGGATGTTATGAATTCGCAGTTGCCTGACGACGAAATGGAAGATGATTTTGTCGAGTTTGTTTTGGGCGAAAGCCTTGAAGAATCCGAAATGGATTATTTGATGGATGCTCTTGAGGCTGATGATCGCCTAAGCATTATCTTCGACAAAGTAATCTTAGCCTCGTCAGAGTTTTCTGGCGCTGGCAAAGTAGAAGGCCCTGGAGATGGAACGTCCGACTCCATTCCCGCACGGCTTTCGGACGGTGAATTTGTATTCACCAAAAAAGCTACCGATCAAATTGGTGCCGATAATCTGCAAACTATGATGGATGACGCAGAGCGGGCCTATGATGGTGGTTTGATGCGTAAGGCTATTGGTGGTGTTGTTAACGACCCGACGCAAGATTCTGGTTCTCAAATGGGTGAAATGTCCGAAGAAGAACTCAAGAAACAGATGTTGGCCGCTAACCGCATGCCGAGCCTAATGACCCGATAAGGCCACGGAGTAATCCCCCCTTATCACTTAAAATTTAATTGACCTTGAGGCCACCTTGTAAGTTCAAGCCCTGTGTTAGAAACGCGACTAATACGGCTACCTTGAAGACAAAACAAGCCCCAAAAGGAGAGTGAATGATGACCGAAGTAGAGGAGCGTAAAGCTAATCCGTACAACGCCCGTAAAGAATGGCATACGCCTGACCGACCGGCACAAGCAAGTGCGGATTCCCTGTTCTTTGAAACCGAGGCCACTCAAGAAGAAGCTGAAGAAGCTTCTGAGACCCCTCAAACCAAACAAGAACAGCGACCACGCGCCAATTATAAGAAGCGATACGACGATCTCAAAAAGCATTACGACGATAAGATTGCTGAATTTAAACAACGCGAACAGGAACTTCTAGCTCAAGCGCAATCGGCACAACCTCAATACCAGCCGCCTCGCAGCGCCGAAGACCTAGCAGAGTTTAAATCCAAATATCCTGACTTGTATGAAACGGTGGAAACCGTAGCGCACATGCGCAGCCAAGAGCAAGTGAACGCCCTTCAACAAAAGCTCCAAGCAATTGAAGCGCGTGAATCAGAACTTGCACGACGCGATGCAGAAGCAAAGCTACGCGACCGCCACCCGGATTTTGAGGACATTCGCGGCGACGAAAGGTTTCATGGATGGGCCAAAGAACAACCTGAAGAAATTCAGCGTTGGATTTATAACAACCCAGACAATGTTACCCTTGCAAGCCGTGCTATCGATCTTTATAAGATGGAGAATGGTCTAAACATTAATGCTCCGAAGCCTAAGTCGAATCGTTCACAATCTGCCAAGTCTTCTGCTGCAGATTTTGTTTCGACTAAAACTACGAACGTTGATGCAAAACAACAGAAGGTTTGGACCCAGCGGGAAATTGCTGCTCTGTCCATTGACGATTACGATAAGTATGAGCAAGAGATTGATCTTGCTATTCGTGAAGGCAGGGTGGCTCCTTAACACACCTTTTGTCTTTATTTTTAGGAGTCTATCATGGCTTATAACGTTTCTGACCAATACTTTGAACCGGCTACCGATACCGATGCGAACTTTGCAAACTCGGTCTCGGGTCAGACCAACTCTTTCTTCCTGCCTGCCGTTTACAGCAAGAAGGTTCTTAACTTCTTCCGTAAGGCATCCGTTGCTGAAGCAATCACCAACACGGACTATGCAGGGGAAATCACGGCTTTCGGTGACAGCGTTCGCATCATCAAAGAGCCGACGATCACCGTGTACCAGTACGAGCGTGGCCAAGACGTAACCCAGACCAAGCTCACCGACCAAGAGATCACTCTGGTTGTTGACACGGCAAACGCCTTCAAGTTCATCGTGGACGACATCGAAACCTCCATGTCCCATGTGAACTTCAAGGAAGTGGCTTCTAGCTCCGCTGCTTACGCTCTGCGTGATGCATTCGACGCTGGCGTCATTGCCAAGATGCAGTCTGGTCTTGCGGCTTCTGCTCCCGACCACACCCTGGGTGCTGACAGCGCTACGGCTCTGGCCTCCGGTGCCTACGACGGCGCTGGCGCTATCGACCTGGGCGTTGGTGAAACCGACCCGCTGGATGTCCTTGCCCGCATGGCTCGCCTCCTCGACGCACAGAACGTGCCGGAAGAAGGTCGCTGGGTTGTTGCTTCCCCGGACTTCTACGAGCAGCTTTCGCAAAGCTCCTCCAAGCTCCTGTCCGTGGACTACAACGCTGGTCAAGGCTCCATCCGCAACGGTCTCGTTAGCTCCGGCAAGCTCCGTGGCTTCAGCATGTACAAGTCCAACAACCTGCCTGCTACCAGCAACGCAACGGGCTTCCTCATGGCTGGTCACATCAGCGCCGTGGCTACGGCTCAGACCATCACCAGCACCGAAGTCATCCGCGATCCGTCCAGCTTTGGCGACATCGTGCGTGGCCTTCATGTGTACGGTGCCAAGGTGCTTCGGCCCGAGGCTCTGATCGGTGGTTACTACGTCATCGACTAAAAACTAGCACTAGTTCTCTGGGGGCTTAACGGCCCCCGGAGTTTTAAGTAGAGGTAATTATGCTAGTAGGAACTCCAAACAAACCGTTTAGACTTAAGGTCCGAGATAAGCAAGTAGGCAAACCGCCTCGTGGTGATGCCGAAAAGTATGCTGAAGGCTGGGACCGAATCTTTGGAGCTAAAAAAGATGATGTACAAAAATAAAAAGAAAGGCATGATGTGTGGTGGCAAAGCCCACCGTGCCAAGAAAGCTATGGGCGGCATGATGAAAGGCTCGCAGCCCGAATACAAAGAAGTTATGCCCAAGTGCATGCCTAACTAGAGATCATTATGGCCGCTACCTATCTGCAACTAACCAATGAATTGCTTCGGGAGTTGAACGAAGTCTCGTTGACTTCTGCAACTTTTACGGGCGCCATTGGCATTCAACAACACGTTAAGGACTGCGTTAATCGCGCTTACCTTGACATTGTTAACGAAGAGCCTCAGTGGCCCTTTTTGGCCGTTGCAGCTAGCGGCGATACCGATCCTTATTATGGTAATGTTTACGTTGAAACTACGGCTGGTACCCGCT